AATGATTGGATTGATCGTTTGACAATCCGTACGTTCAATGAAGAAATGAAATCAGTTTTCCCGTTCATTTACAACCTAGTTGGTGAAAGCAATTTACCAGTTAGAGAATTATCAGCAGATGATTTATTAGGCGAAGGACCAGAAGATGACGTTGCAAAAGCACGTGATGCTAAAAGACATGCTGGTGAAGAGGAATGGGCAGCAAGCCACGCTCATGATGATGCTGCACGTCGCCGTGCTAACAAACAACATTCTGATGAAGAGGAATGGGCGTCAAGCCACGCTGAGAATGATGCAGCTCAACGCCGCGCCAACAAACGACATGCTGACGAAGAAGAATGGGCAGCGAGTAAAGGCAAACGTGCAGAGTCAATCGAGTCGCAATTTGAAAGAGCAATTGAAGGCATTGTAAAAGAAGATGATGATTTATATAAAGAGGACGAAGTTGGCGAACAAGCCATGCAGTCTTTAAAGGATTTATTTAAACAAGAATTACCAATTGGTACAAATGGTAATAATGTAACAAGTAGTTTACGCGGTACAATTGATAACAACAAACTAGATAGAGCATTTGAATTACTTGCTGATTTGGGTTTAGATGAATTAGATGCACGTCCAATTATTTCAGCATTTTTAAAATCATATGATTCAGAAAATGACACAGACTTAGCAACAACATTAGGTTTTGATACTGAAGAAGCACCAGCAGCACCGGCCGCAGAAGCTCCGCCAGCAGAAGCTCCACCTGCTCCAGACGCAGCCGCTGTACCACCTGCTCCAGACGCAGCCGCTGTACCACCTGAAGCAGCACCAGCAGCACCACCTGAAGCAGCACCAGCAGCACCAGTTGCGGAAACTTCAGAAGATTATATAGACAATAAGCCACGTGCTAAATCAAACGTTGCAGAAAAATTGTTTGGTGATATTAAAGAACGTGTAAGTGGGTTCTTTAATAGTAATGAGGGAACAATGACCATTGGTGAAGAAGGCTTTGTTACTAAGATGTGCAAAGAACTTAAAGAAAAATATAACATTGAACCAGACAGCGCAAAAGCAGATAAATTTGACGGTATGGTTGAACGTGCTTGCTACAGCGTTATGGAAAAATACAAAGCGCACAACGCAGCCCAACAGCAACACAACCGCATGATGGAACTTGCTGGTATTAAAGAAACATCTACTCCTGCTGTAAAAATTCCTAAAATCCCAAAGTTGCCAGAACAAGACGGTGAACCCAATCCTGGCGAAAAAGTAGAAACCAATCCAGACGGTACTAGAACGTATTCGGGCGGGTTTGGAAGATTTACTTATGATAAATCAGGTAAGGCTATAACGTATGCTGAACCACAATTTGGAGGTTTTGGCCGATCAATTGACTTGACTAATAATCAAACTACACAAAATTATAATGATGGAACGATGAATAATACACAAACTACTGATTCTAAAGGTAAGGTTGTATCACATAATACTGAATATGATTTGGGTGTGGGTAAGATGTCCATGGGTCAAGATGCTAACGGAATAAAATCAAAACAATGGGATCCAAGAGGTGAAGAAGGCGACATTATTTCTAACAAAGATATGTATGCGTTAGGTAACAAAGATAAAGAAGACACTTATAATCGTGCAATGGCGCAAGTTAACGGAACACCTGAAACAAATACAGTTCAAGAAAGCGATGCATTACTAACTATGTTAAAAATTGCAGGATTAAGATAATATGAAAACACTACGCGACTATATTGATTTAATAACACAACTACATGAGGCGCCTGATGTTGTAGTACCAGGTGGCGGCTCAATTACAAACGTAGACCCAAACAGTGCTGAAGGTAAGGCCATGATTGCAAGATCACAAGCCGTACAAGCTGGTAAGAGTCCAGACTCAGCAGCACCAGCTCCAGGACAGGCAGCAACACCTGCTCCAGCAGCCGCAGCACCAGCAGCCGCAGCTCCTAAAACTTGGAACAAGGGTGTGTTGGGTAAAGGTATGAAAGGCCCCGAAGTAAGTGCATTACAAAAGAAATTGGGTATTGCAGATACTGGTACATATGATGCAGCAACTATTGCCGCAGTACAAGCACTACAGAAAAAATTGGGAGTGTCAGCTGACGGTGCGTATGGTCCAGGAACTAAGGCAGCACACGATAAGATGCCTCCAGAACAAGCGGCAACACCTGCTCCGGCAACGCCAGCACCAATAGCAAATCAAGCTGATGCCGGACAGCCACAATTTGGAACTGGAGCAACAGCAGACCAAGTACAAACTGGAGCAGCCAAAGGTGCGGCCAATGCAGCCGTCCGCAGTTCAACAACAACTGACCCTGGTCAAACAAGTCTGAATGCTAGAGTGACAACAGCCATTCCCACAACTCCAGTTAATCCTGCCAACCCGGGTGGCGCTACATCAAAGGCACCACTAACAGCAGACGAAGCCAAAGCAGCATTGGACAATGGTAGTGAAAGAGATATTGCGGCAATGGGCGGCAAGGCACGTTTACAACAATTAGCTGGAATTGTACCAGCAGCTGGTGGAGCAGCTCCAGCTCCAGCGGCAAGCGGAGCACCTGCTGCCGGACAAGCGGCAACGCCAGCGACAGCATCTGCTACCAATGCAGCAACATTAAGAGCAGCACAAAATCAAGCAGCGGGCACTACGCCAGCACCGGCAGCGGCACCAACAGCGGCAGCACCGGCGGCAGCACCGGCAGCGGCAGCAGCACCTATGCGGGGAGGTTACGGGTCTGGCGCAGCACCAGCGGCGGCACCGGCAGCGGCACCAACAGCGGCACCAACAGCGGCACCAACAGCGGCAGCACCGGCAGCTGCTGATGAATTTCTAGATGCACCTGTTGCGGCATCTGCACTAACTCCGCAACAAAGAGCATTAGCCCAAAGTGCCGGATTTGCAACTAACAAAGCTGACGCAACTGCTTTGGCGCAACAAAATTTGGCAGCTGCACAATCTGGCGATACAGCGGGCGGCGCCTCATTAGCAAGACCAGTACGGCCGGCAACTGGAGCCAGAGCACAATATGCACAACGTCAACCTGCGCAGGAAAGTAGAGATACTCAATACCAAAAAGAACTCAACGCCATGTTGCGTATTGCAAACTTACCAGACAAAGGTTTGTAAACGGCAAAAAAATACCAGTTTTAAGCAAGAAAAGTCTTGCTCTGATAAATAAAAGTGCGTACAATAACATGTATGCACTTTTTGTTTGTGTAGTGGCATAAACAAAATATAGGCAAACAAAGGCATATTACAGGAGAAAAATTATGGCTTCATTAGCAGAAATCCGAGCAAAGCTCAAAGAACAGGAATCACGTGGTTCCGACAACAGTCAGCGTTCAGGCGGTGACAATTCAATATACCCATTTTGGAATTTGAAAGAAGGCAGCGAATCTGCAGTCCGCTTTTTACCAGATGGCGATTCAAACAACACTTTTTTCTGGGTTGAACGAGCAATGATTAAGCTCGAGTTCGCAGGCATTAAAGGTGAATCAGAAAGCAAAAAAGTAATGGTACAAGTACCCTGCATGGAAATGTATGGTGAGACATGTCCAGTTCTATCCGAAGTGCGTGGTTGGTTCAAAGACCCAGCACTAGAAGATATGGGCCGTAAGTATTGGAAAAAGCGTAGTTATGTTTTCCAAGGCTTTGTTACTGAAGATGGTTTGAAAGAAGACCAACATCCAGAAAATCCAATTCGTCGATTCATTATCGGCCCACAGATCTTCCAATTGATTCGTGGCGCATTGTTGGATCCAGAAATGGAAGACTTGCCAACTGACTTGGTACACGGTGTAGACTTCCGTCTTATCAAGACCAGCAAAGGCGGCTACGCAGACTACAGCACAAGCAAGTGGTCACGTCGTGAGCGTCCTCTTGCAGATGCAGAACTTGATGCAGTTAAAGCACATGGTTTGTTTAATCTAAAAGACTTCCTTCCTAAGAAGCCAACTGATGCAGAAGTTAAGATCATCAAAGAAATGTTTGAAGCTTCAGTAGATGGTGAAGCATATGACATGGAACGTTGGGGTCAATACTTTAAGCCAAGCGGTGTTAGCCAAAATACTGGTGATCCAGTAGCACAGGCAGCATCACGTGCGGCAGCTCGCCCAGCGGCTCCAGTAGCACAAGCAAGCGTAGATACAGATCCACCATTTGATGTAGATCCTCCAAAGGCATCAGCACCAGCGGCTGAACCTGTAGCAGGCGGTGACAGTCGTGCCCAAGACATCTTGGCCATGATTCGCAATCGTCAGAAATAATTTAAGGGGGCTTGTCCCCCTTAATAACTAAAGCTACAGTACAAGGAGAATACAGCTATGGCCACAAAAGCCTTCGATTTATCAAAATTTAGAAAAACATTAACTAAGTCTATTGACGGACTTGGTGTTGGATTTAACGATCCAACAGATTGGGTTAGTACAGGCAACTATGCACTTAACTATCTAATCTCAGGTGACTGGGACAAGGGAATTCCTTTGGGCAAGGTCACTGTATTTGCTGGCGAATCAGGTGCCGGTAAATCATACATTTGCTCAGGCAATATTATTAAACACGCACAAGCACAGGGCATTTATGTTATCTTGATTGATAGCGAAAACGCACTTGACGAAAAATGGTTGAAAGA